CCGTTCAAGGAGGTTTCCGACGCGGAAGCCTTAAAAAACCCTCGTCCTGACCGAATAGAGCCGATGGTTGTTTTTGTAGGGGCCTCTTCTTTTCCGCCGGGTAGGCAGGCAACAAGCGCCGTTGGAAATACCGGCTTTGTTTTGGTGGTGACGACATGAGTTTCACGTACGCAGAGCTTAAAACAGCAATACAGGATTTTGCGGAGAACACGGAGACAAGCTTTGTAAACAACCTCCCTGTTTTTATAAGAACGGCGGAAGAGCGTATCTTCAAGCTGGTTGACCTTGAAAATTTTCGAATCAACCAAACCGCAAACCTGTCATCAGGGAACAGGTTTTTGGGGGCCCCCGCGGACTTTTTGGCGTCTTTTTCCCTGTCTATCTCAGTTAATAGCTCAAAGCAGTTTCTTCTTCAGAAAGACGTTAACTTCCTTCAGGAATACTGGCCCGATTCTTCTGAACGGTCCGTCCCAGCGTTTTACGCCCTTTTTGATGATTCGAACTTTATCATAGCCCCGACTCCCGACGCTGATTACGAAGCCGAGTTGCACTATTACTATCGCCCCACAAGTTTGACCGCGGGTGCGGAAGACGGGACAACGTGGTTAAGCGTCAATGCGCCGAACGCACTTCTTTACGCCTCTTTGACCGAAGCCTACATTTACATGAAGGGTGAGCAGGATGTTCTGGCGTTGTACGAGCAGCGTTTCCAAGAATCACTTATGAGGCTTAAAAACCTTGCGGAAGGGCGCGAGAACAACGATGCTTACCGCAAAGGGTTACCGACACAGGAAAGAACTTGATGTTTGAACTAAAAGCCAAAGTCGCCCCCAGTTACAACGTCACCGTACACACAACGAACTACCGGGGCTCTACGCCGGAGGAGGTAGCACAGAGGTGCGCTGATAGAATAATCTCTGTCTCGGACGGAGCGCCTCCGGTTATAAGGGACCAAGCCTTCGCGTACAAGGCTCAACTAGAAAAAACCTTGAGCTTTTATATGCGAGAGGCTATAAAGAGTGATAGGACAACCATTTGTAACGCCTTGGCTAGCGCGGGGCACCCGGAACTAGCCGAACTTGTAAAGGAAGTATAAAATGGCAATCTCACAGGCAATGTGTACGTCGTTCAAAAAAGAATTGATGACCGCTACACATGATTTTACGGCGAGTACCGGTAACACGTTTAAGTTGGCGCTGTACACCAGCTCCGCCACATTAGACGCTGCGACTACGGCGTACTCTGCGACGAACGAGGCGTCCGGGACGGGTTACTCCGCAGGCGGTGGTACGCTTACGAACGTAACGCCGACTACGAGCGGAACAACCGCTCTCACAGACTTTGATGACCTGACTTTTTCATCGGCGACAATAACGGCGAACGGTGCTTTGATCTACAACGACACCGCAGCGGGCGACCCCTCCGTCGTTGTTCTTGCGTTTGGCGGCGATAAAACTTCAACCGCAGGTGACTTCACGATTCAGTTCCCTACAGCGGATGCAAGTAACGCCATCATCCGTATTGCGTAAGTAGAAAGCCGACTCCCCCGTGTCTGATTTCAGCGGCTGGGGCCGTGCGGATTGGTCCGAGGGCGCTTGGGGTGTAAGTTTACCTAACCCCTATATAACCGGCTGGAGCCGTGGAAGTTGGGGTGAGGGCGCTTGGGGCTCCGCCCTACCGGTAGTCGTTTCAGGTGTTTCGGCGTCTTCGGGCGTTGGAAGTGTGACGGTTACCGGTGAGGTAAACATCCCGGTATCGGGGTTAGTTTCTACAACTTCCGTAGGCTCCGTTTCTGTCTCCACAGAACAGGTATTAACCGTATCGGGCCTCGCATCTACCGGCAGCGTTGGCACTACCGCTGTATTAATTGGCATTTATATACCGTTATCAGGTATCTCAGCTACCGGCTCTGTTGGAGCTGTCTCGGTACAAACGGATCAAGTTTTAGCTGTAACTGGTATTGCAGCCACGGGCACTGTCGGCACTGTTGCGGTAGACGCAGGCAGTGTTGTACCGTTATCAGGTATCTCAGCTACCGGCTCTGTTGGAGCTGTCTCGGTACAAACGGATCAAGTTTTAGCTGTAACTGGTATTGCAGCCACGGGCGCTGTCGGTACTGTTGCGGTAGCCGCCGCAGCCGACATCCCCGTAACAGGTATTTCGGCGGTCGGGGCGGCAGGCTCGGTAACTGTTACCGCCACCGCCGTGGTTTTAGTAAGTGGTTTGTCGGCCACGGGTTCTTCTGGTAAAGTAAACATCTGGCAGGACATTACACCAGATCAAGTACCGAATTGGGTAAAAATAGCGGCATAGGATAAAACGATGACTTCAAGTTACACGTCAAATACCGGAATTGAGAAGCCCGCAACAGGCGACCAGTCAGGTACGTGGGGCGACACCGTAAACGTTAACATGGACATTATTGACCGTGTTTTGAACGGGGTGGGCGCAATCAGTCTTAGTGGAACGACCCACACCCTTACTACTTCGGACGGGGCCCTTAGTGACGGGATGTATCGAGTCTTGGTTCTAGGTGGAAGCCCTTCGGGAACAAACACGATTACCGTTAGCCCAAACGACCAAGACAAGGTGTTTTTTGTTAAAAACGACAGCGGTCAATCAGCGGTTTTTACTCAAGGTAGTGGTGCAAACGTCACCATCGCCAACGGGGACACTAAAATTATTTACTGCGACGGAGCAGGCGTGGGAGCCGCCGTCGTTGATTTCACTAATGACCTTTCCATGTCTTCGGTCAGCATCACTGGCGGCTCCATGTCTTCGGTCAGCATCACTGGCGGCTCGGTCACCGGCATCACAGACCTTGCAGTCGCCGATGGGGGAACTGGTGCAAGCGATGCCGCTGGAGCTAGATCAAATATAAGTGCTGCTGCACTGGGAGCTAACACCTTTACGGATACTCAGAGTTTTGCAGACAATATACTGAGCCGACCTCTGCTTCAGGACTACGGTGAAATTGTCAATGCTATTGGCTCGACAGGTGGTGGTACTCAGGACATTGACCTGACGTTAGGCAATGTTGTCACAGCTACCGTTGACACTAGTGCAAATACATTTACGTTTTCAAACCCAACAGCAACGGGGAAAAACTGTGGGTTTATTCTGTACCTGACCAACGGTGGATCGCAGACAGTTACATGGCCCGCTGCCGTTGACTTCCCCGGCGGAACAGCACCAACATTGACTGAAGCTGGCGTGGACATCCTAGTCTTTAATACGACGGATGCAGGTACAACTTGGTACGGCAATCTAGTGGGCGCTGCGTATGCCTAGTAACAGATTAGCGGTCATGGGTGCTGCTGGTGCAGGTGGCGCTGGTTATAAACTTTATACTTGGGGTAAAGGTACTGGTGGTGCTTTGGGTTCTGGGTCAACCACAAGTAGGTCTACCCCTACACAGGTTGGCACTGACGCTGACTGGGCAACTTTGTCTGTAATACGAGAGGCAATGTTGGCTACTAAGACCGACGGCACATTGTGGGCTTGGGGAGAGGGCGGTGCCGGGCAGCTTGGGCTCGGCAACACAACAGACTATAGCTCTCCTGTTCAGGTTGGTTCTCTCACAGATTGGCCCACAGAGGATGCGAGTACAGGGTTTGTAGCCGTTGGATATCAAAGCGTGCTTATTGTTAAGCCTAACGGAACTCTATGGGCTTGGGGGAACAACGCATATGGTGTGCTTGGAACCGGCAACACAACAAACTTAAGCTCCCCTGTTCAGGTTGGTTCTTTGACTAATTGGTCAACTCTGTCATCTGTGGGTAACCATAAATCCATACTGGCTATTAAGACCGACGGCACATTGTGGGCTTGGGGGCGTAACAATACAGGGCAGCTTGGCCTCGGCAACACAACAAACTATAGCTCGCCTGTTCAGGTTGGTTCTCTAACAAATTGGAAAGAAGTGTCCGTTGGAGGGGAGACAAATCAGGGGATGACGTTAGCGACTAAGACTGACGGCACGCTTTGGTCTTGGGGTGAAGGAGCGCAAGGATACTTGGCTAAAGGGGCTGATAAGACAGACAGCAGTTCCCCTATACAGGTTGGTTCTCTCACAAATTGGAACCATGTTGTGGCTAAAAGACAGAACATGGGGGCTGTTAAAACAGATGGTACGTTGTGGTCTTGGGGTAATGGCGGGACGGGTAGGGGTGGAACCGGCAACACAACAAACTATAGCTCGCCTGTTCAGGTTGGTTCTTTGACTAATTGGTCATTCCGTGACCACAATTACAACACAGGCTTTGGCCTCAAAACAGATGGTACATTGTGGTCTTGGGGTAGTGGAGCTAATGGCTCTTCGGGCCACGGCAACACAACAGACTATAGCTCCCCTGTTCAAATTGGTTCAGATGCCACATGGGTAACAGTTAGGACTGATGTTAACGGCGGGGGTGTGGCCGGGGGCTTAAAATCATAATATGGTTTATTTTCTCGCATCGCTTCACCGTTCTGGGTCAACGCTTCTGGCGTCGCTTCTTAATCAGCGTCCGGACACTTACGCCAGCCCTACGTCAAATCTGTGCGAAACAATGGGAGCGGCGATTCAGGCGTGGGAGAATAGCCCCGCCACACGGGCTCAAGGTGGTACAGAGGAAGACTTGTTCCGCGTCCTGAAGAGTATTTTGAAGTCACGCTACACTGCAAAAAACACTGTATTTGACAAAGGTCGAAACTGGCCCAACCCCAACATTATCCAGACAATGAAGAAGTTGCAGGGTGACGTTAAGATCGTCGCCACGGTTCGTCCGATTGCAGATTGTATGGCATCGTTTGCGAAGATTTCCAGACCAGATGACATTCGAGAGTTCTGTAAAAATAGCCCGTTATCACAGAAACTGATGTCCAGTTACCACCACATGAAGGCCGGTTACGAAGCCTACCCTGAATGCTTCCTGTTTGTAGAGTACGATGACCTGATTAAAAACCCACAGGCACAGCTTGACCGTATTTCGGAGTTTATTGGAAAAGATTCCTTCCAACACTCTTTCGACAATGTTAAGGACAGTGAGGAAGAGGACGAGGTTTGGGGAATTAAGGACTTGCACAAGGTCCGTAAGAAAGTCTCCAAGCGCCGTTATTCAGCGAAGAAAATTCTAGGCGACGATCTTTACGAATACTACCAAGGCGGTGAGTTCTGGAACGATAAGCCGGAACCTGTTCGTGGCGGTGATTTGCTTGACCTTCAACTTGAGGCGTCATTGCGCGGTGACTTTGAGAAATCAGGTCAGATTATGGATAAATTGCTCCTTGAGCGTCCTGACTGCAACCGCGTCAAGTTCAACGCCGGTTGGCATGAACTGCACCGGGGCGAGTTGCTTAAAGGTCATAAGTGTTTAGCTCGTGGACGTAAGGAGCGTGTGTTCGGTAATGAACCCCGCTCCGGTCAGCCTGAATGGAAACAGGGTGATGTAGGAACAGTATTGCTCACCTTGGAGGGTGGACTTGGAGACCAAATCCACGGCTTCCGCTACGCCAATGACCTAGAGAAGTTAGGTAACAGGGTGGCTCTGGCCTGTTCACCTGAGTTAGCGCCTATGTTTGCGGGGCAGTTTATTACTGTCCAGCATGAAGCATCTGCTGGTGTGTTCCATGACTTCCATGTACCGGCTATGTCTGCTCCCGCAAACCTTGGCTACGAGTACAGCGACCTAAGTGGTGAGGCGTATATTAAACGCACTGCTGAACCTATCAAGGGTCGTATTGGTGTACGCTGGTCAGGCAACCCACAGTTTGAACACGAGCAGCACCGGAAGTTCCCCGCCGATTTAATGTTCGATGCGGTCAGGAGCTTGGACTGCATATCTCTCCAAAGAGATGAGGGGCTTGAGTTAAAACCGGGCTGGATGCCACAGGCTGACGTTTCAAACTGGGAAGCTACTCGCCGCTCAATCAGCGAATGCGAAAAAGTTATTACAAGTTGCACTAGTGTAGCGCACCTGTCCGCTGCGATGGGTATAGAAACATGGATTGTTGTTCCTATTCTGCCATACTACCTATGGGCATTACCGGGGAGTACCACACCGTATTACGACAGTGTAAAACTATTCAGGCAGGAGACATACGGAGAATGGTCTGCGCCATTTCAACAAATAAAGGAGGAACTACATTGCTCTCGCACGTTACAGATGGTGTCGTAGATTATACTAGACACATGAAAATCCTTGTTATGGGCTTGCCGGGTTCGGGCAAGAGCCATCTTGCAGAGCCTCTTGCCAAGGCGCTTGATGGCGTCTGGATCAACGCAGATAATGTGCGGAAGCACTACGACGACTGGGATTTCACGCCGGAAGGGCGGATGCGCCAAGCGATGAGAATAAAATTTCTTTCGGACGGCGTTAACCAAGCTGGTAAAGTAGCCGTAGCAGACTTTGTGTGTCCTACCGGAGCAACCCAAGCAGAATTTGGGGCTGACTTCACTATTTGGATGGACACGATAGAAAAAGGACGCTTTGAAGATACAAACGCTATGTTTGAAAAACCACAAAAATGTGACTACCGAATCACAAAATGGTTAACTGACATGACGGACCTACTCTCTAAAATTAGTCATGTGGACGAAAATAAAATGAACCCGCAAAACCCAACCGTTCAGATGTTGGGCCGGTATCAACCGTGGCACGCAGGGCACCGTGAGCTATTCAAAAAAGCACATGCCAAAACGGGGCAGGTTGCTATTATGGTGAGGGATACCGGCGAAGGGTGGTTTGACAAGAGTGATCTTGTAGCAGACCTGACAGATCAAGGCTTTGTCTATGGGGTGGACTACGAAGTCATGGATGTTCCAAACATCGTGAACATTACCTATGGACGGGGCGTAGGCTACAAGATTGAACAAGAACACTTAGGGGATGTAATCGAAAGCATTTCCGCAACAGATATTAGAAAAAAACTTACAAGGAATGCTTAAATGTTTGCACATGTAAAAGAAGACGGAACAGTTGACCACCGTGGGTCATTACCCAAAAACTGGCAGAACATATCGGGTCTTGATAAATCCGCAGAAGATTTAGCGTTTTTAAAAACCCTGAACTGGTTGCCCTATAGCGAAGTGGTGGTTGAACTCGGAGCGAATGATGTCCGCAACGGTGAAGACCTTGTTATTACGGCGGATTCTGTAACGTCTACACAGTTAAGGCGTGTGATGACTGACGACGAAATTGCAGACCGCCTAGCTGGTCAGTGGGAGAACTTACGCATGCAGCGTAACGAACTTTTGACAGAGACGGATTGGATGGCTGCGTCAGACCGCACGATGACAGACGCACAGACCGCGTACCGCCAAGCTCTTCGAGACCTTCCGGCAAACACAACCGACCCCGCTAATCCTACTTGGCCGACGAAGCCATAAAGAAAAAATAAAAGGGTGTTCAGTAACAATCTTTTAATGAATGCTGTTGGAATAGGGTACAATGCCGTTAAACAAGCTTCAGTTTAAACCCGGAATAAACACCGAACTGACCGCTTACGCTAACGAAGGCGGTTGGCTGGATAGCGACAAGGTTCGGTTCCGCTTTGGGTACCCTGAGAAGATAGGCGGCTGGACAAAATACTCAAATAACACGTTTCTTGGGTCCTGTCGTTCTCTCCACAACTGGAGGTCTTTAGACAACTCGGAGTATTTAGGTGTCGGAACAAACCTCAAGTTCTACATTGAACAAGGTTTGACTTTTTACGACGTCACCCCTATTCGCGCCACCACTGTAGGCGCGGCAACCTTTTCCGCAACAAACGGCTCCACAACACTTACTGTCACGGACAGCACCCACGGGGCCATCGTAGGGGATTTTGTAACCTTTAGCGGTGCGGCGACTTTAGGGGGAGCCATTACCGCTCCGGTCTTGAACATTGAGTACGAAATTGTCTCCGTGGTAGACTCCAACAGCTACACGGTAACGTCTGCGGTGGCGGCGAATGGGTCAGATACCGGAAACGGTGGCGGTTCTGTTACAGCGGCTTACCAGATAAACGTCGGTATAGACACCGTTGTTCCGGGGAATGGTTGGGGCGCAGGGTTCTATGGCCGCGGTACGTGGGGTTCGGGCGCAACAACGGTAGCGGGCGGCGAGAACCTAAGAATCTGGAGTCAGGATAACTTTGGGGAAGACCTCCTGTTTTGTATCCGGGACGGAGCCACTTATTACTGGGATAAAACTAACGGGGTAGAAACGCGGGCTGTGACCTTGGCGAGTATTTCCTCGTCAGCCCCAACTATTGCTCGTCAGGTCGCTATCTCGGATCGGGACAGACACGCCATTGCATTTGGCTGTAACCCTCTCGGGAGCGCTGTTCAAGACAAGCTGTTGATACGTTTTTCGGACCAAGAAGACTTAACTGACTGGGAGCCTACCGCAACCAATACGGCGGGAGATTTGATTGTAGGTAGCGGTTCTGAGATTATCGCAGCGGTAGAAACCCGCCGCGAGATTGTCATACTTACAGATGCCTCTGTCCACTCAATGCAGTACATTGGCCCTCCCTTCACTTTCGGCCTCAATCAGATTTCGTTAGGCACTAGCATTGCTGGTGTGAACGCCGCTGCCGCGGTAAACGACGCGGTCTTCTGGATGGGAAATGACCGCTTCTACCTCTATGAAGGACAGGTCATAACGCTCCCGTGTACCGTTCTGGACACGGTTTTTGACGACTTTAACTTCACGCAGTCGGACAAGGTAGACGCGTCGGTTAACTCTAAATTCAACGAAATAACATGGTTTTACCCGTCGGCTTCCTCGGACACCAACGACAAGTATGTCACCTATAACTATCAAGAAAAGGTCTGGTATTACGGTTCTTTGGCGCGTACCGCGTGGCTTGACCGGTCTATTAAGGAGTTCCCGATAGGTGCTTCTACGGACGGCTATTTGTACAACCATGAAAACGGAGTGGACGCTGACGGTCAGCCCCTGACCGCGTACATTGAATCCAGCCCGGTTGACATCCAAGATGGTGAGAACTTTGCTTTTGTACGCAGGTTATTGCCGGATATTAGCTTCCTGAACTCCACTTCCGGGGCGGATAAAGAGGTCACTTTCACCCTCAAGATGGAAAACTTCCCCGGAACCGGGTACACACAAAGCTACGCGTCGAGCGTAACAGACAGCGCTACACAGAACCACGTCCGTATTCGAGGTCGATCTGTCGGTCTGAGACTGGAATCGGACAACCTTGGTGTTACGTGGCGTCTCGGCAACCCGCGGATTGATATACGTCAGGATGGCCGTCGATGAGCAGTCGAGGGCTTGTACCCCCTCTATTTGCAATTCCTCCTACGCAGTACGATCAAGGGTATTTCTCGGATATTGTCCGAGCCTTCTCGTTCTATGTTGTACAGCAGCAACAGGCAGGGGAGGGACGAAATACGTCTCTTGTTCTAACCGCTTTGCAGTCAAATGACGTTGGGTTGGAGCCGGGAGCTTTGTTTGAGGTAGATGGCTTCGTTAAGATTTCTCGTCTATCTTGTTCTAACCCTGCCGGAACCGGCGCTACGGGCTCTGTCGGCACAACAACGGTTGTAACACCATGAGTGATATTATTACGATGCCTAACGGAAGCCGGTGGCGTCCTTCGAAAAGCAAAGAGCATATCAAGTGTGCGTCTTGCGAAAACCTTGTTGATACTCCGGAGGAGCTGTTATCTTACCCCTCCGGAAACTGCCCTGATTGCGGCAATTCTTGGACTGGTGCCGAGGGCCGCGGTACTGTAATATATGTAACATCCCCCGAAGAGATTACCGGGGAATCGTGAGGGCACAATGGCTTCCAATCTTGCTTTAAAAGAAGAGATGACCGAGGGCTTGGGCAGCTTTGCCTTGGGCGAAGCGGACGCCGAAGCGTACCTTGCGGAAGAGGTAGACTCTGGGGGGATCGCGGACCTCGGAGCTATTCGGGAGCGCTTGGCGAAGGCGGGTCGTTTTGACGACGACCACGTCGGTCATTTGGCTACAGGTGAGCTTGTTGTTCCCGCGCCTCTTCTTGAGAAGCTGCCAGAGCTTCGGGAGTCCATCCTCGGCCACCTTCGGGAGATGGGTGTAGAAGACCCGGAACGTTATATTGTTGGCAATGAGCTTAACTCCGTCAACCCTGAAACGGGTATGGTGGAGTTCGGGTTCTTCAGTAGTATCTCCAAAGCCTTTAAG